AACACTCGCTGCCCCTTTTGCAACAAGTGCCCCAGTTACGGAGACGGATGCCGCACCAGATACAGACCCTGCACCGCTGTGAACGGTGCCAGCGACACTAGGAAGTTCTGAAAACGGCGCTTCCGCAAATGCGAGGGTTGAAAACAAAGTCTAATCCTATGTACTATACATTCCTATAACAGGTCTGTTATTTGCCAGTGAACTACTTGCGTTTTCAGTAACAAGATATGTTCCCGGATTATCGTTTCTAACGTACCATAATGCCCCGTCGCTTAACCTATACCCTTGTCCTTTAAATTGATAACCCGTGGGAATTTGCCCCCAAGCAAATATAAATCCGATAGCGTCAGTGCCGTTATACGTAAAGTTATTATCTAACGTCATTTCGTGATAGCCAGTGGGCGTAGCGTCATAATTATGTTGCGATTTTACGTCGGTGACGTTGCTGCTTGACAACCCGCCAAGATTAGTGGGATTTGTATTATTTGCACCACTTCCAATGTGCATCATGCGGATCGCATAATTAGGGAACGGAGAGTAACTTGCCCCCACTGGGTTGAACACATACCAACGTAATTTACTTATGACAGAACCACCGATTATATCGAGTGCAGCTAACTCTGCCGCCGTGTATGTAAATGCTAGTGCATACCTACGATAGTAATTATTAGCTGGGTAAGGTGTTGTAGTCGACGTGGTAATAGTGCTGGTGCTTTGACGATATTGTGTGGCACGTGCCACTTGATACCACACCAAGTTAGGACCGGCATATGCTTTATAAATTCTTGTTCCTCCCACATGAATTTCTGTAGGGGTAACCGAGCCTATTTTTATATTCGTCATCGGCGTTACAAGTTCTGCAATGCCTATGGCTGTGGTGGCACTTACGCCCGTTACTGGAACATTAGTTGCACCGCCAACTGGAGTGATGGTGCCTAAGCTAACTGTAGCTGAAAGCGAGGGAAGTATAAGAGAGTCGGTGGTGGCCGCTACTGTCCCTATGTTAGTAGTAGCAGAAAGTCCAGTTGGCTGAATATAAGTGGTAGTGTCGGTATAGGTTTCGTCTGCAAAGCCAAGCCCAGTAACCGTGCGGGTGTCGTAAAACCCTAATCCGCTTACCCGTGATACTGGCATTTTAGTACGTCTCTATTGCAGCATTAGTTATGTAGTATTTTTGTATATTTGTATTGCTTGTAAAATCTAGGCGTATACCGACAATAACATTTGTTATTTCTTCTTGTCCGCTCGTTGCCACGTTACTAAGATTTAAAGTGACTGTGGTGGGGGAAGCAGCATTTCCCCCTGCTGAGATAGCCGTAGCTGATGAGCTATACACGCGAAAATTATTTGTTTGCGTAGTTTCTCTATGCCACGCCCGTAACAGAATAGAACCTGCGGCTGAATTACTAGCCCCGTCAGCGTAAGCAGCAGACACTGTAACTCTCAAGTTGTCGCTTCCTGCAGAGTAACTTGGAACAACTAAATCGAGCGGTATCCACGCTTGAGTAGATGCGCCACCCGTAGTTCCTGACCACTGTCCTACCAAAACACTTTGACTGTTTACGGTGTCGTTGTACATAAGGACGCCGTAGCTGTCTCCAGCCGTGTACGGATCGCCTATGAGCGACATAGGTTTGCCATCGTAATCGTTGTGTTCTGCGCTCCAAATTAAATATTGAGGAGCGTCAGTCGCGCCCAAAGCGGTATTTGTGTTTAGTTTAATATTATGGGCCGTGGTTCTATAGTTATTTGAATTACAAATTAATTTTTCTAAAGAGCAGTATCTAATAGGAAGGCTACCCTCTCTGGCTAAAGCAGAAGTAAACCAAGTGTTGTTAGCACTTACTTCTCTTGTAAAACTTAAGTATCCCGCATCAGTTATAGAACCAGCGGAATGAGGGCCGTACTCTGAATTAGAGGCCCCTGTGTCTGCGGTAAGGTTGCTTAAAGGAGCAATACCCGGTTTTTTTAAACCTGATTGATATGTGTGTGTGCCTGATAAAGTAGGGTCTGCTTGTAACAATATGGGACTACTACTGTTGTCATATGCTGTTAAAAAGTAAACGCTGTCTTGCAAAAAAACAAAGGACATGTCACCTTGAGCGGCATCGTCCGGAGTAGCCATACTTACAAATCTGTTTTTATTATCGTTGAAATCAGGTCCAGTAGAATACATATTTCCGATATTATAAGTTACAGTATCGTATGTGTTGTCAACATACATATAATTATGACATATTAGGTTTTTAATTGTTGCAGAATACGTGCCGTTACGGTTTTGAGCAAACATAATGCTTTGCGTTCTATAATCAGCTAAATCTCCTCCTATGTACGGGAATGTAGTCGAACTACCAGTATACGTATCTATATAATAACTACCCCTTCGACCGTGGCTATTTGCCATCGAAAATACAACATGAGCCGTTGCTTCACCTCTCGTATAACTATTCTGTCCATAAAAGTTAATATTATTTTGATGATCCGTGCTTGCTCTTGCCCCGTAACATAAAACGCAGCGCTCTAAATCAAATTGAGTCTTACTTTGATTCCCAAAATTTAAATTAAGATATCTGTAATTCGTTGTATGAAAAGGTTCAAAAATACTGTAACCATCTTGGGCAGTTGTACTTGTCCACCCTGCGCTTAACTTTACTTTGTTAGTGGTAGAAAACCAGTAGTAATTAACGGTGCCGTTATTTATAGGATTAGCGTAAGTATCTTTTAATCTAAATAGCTCTATACCCGAATCGCTTGCGCTATCATGGCCTAATTGTAAATCTAAAACAGCCCATAAAAACGGCGATATGCCAGTGTATAAATTCGAGCTATCGCTTGTATATTTAGCAGCAATCCACATAGGATGTGACCAGCCGGGGAGATAGCTAGATATGTCGCTATTCTGAAAAGCAAAAAGACTAGACTTGGAAGTCGAAATAGTAGCGTCGAAGCTGCTGTTGCCGGTTATGGGTTGTAAATGCCCATCCGTATCGTTATACGCGCCGCCGCTATGATAAACATTGCCTTTGCTTTCAAACAGAGTGGTAAACGGTAATCCTTTAAATCTAACCTCGTCACCGTCACTTAAAGTGGTGCCATTAATCGTGGTAATTTCACCGTAGTAATTAGTGTCGCGAAAATTTAAAAGTGAAAAAGGCGCAGCATACGAACCGTCTTGTGTACTGGTATCTGTAGTACCATTACCCTGCGTGGTCGCTTCAAGAAACGGGTCTAGCCAGTAAGTTGCCATTATCTTTTAGCCACCCACTTTAAATACGCGTCTTCGCAAGCTGCACAAATAGCGTCTATATTCCATAGAGGTCCGTCAGGATCGAGACAGTCTCCTATAACCATAATTTCTTCCTCACCATGTTGATCGTAGCAAAGTATCTTCACTTTAGGCAGAGGATCGGGCAGATATTTATAGCCTTTAGATTCACTGTGCATCGTTGCTTACCCCGTCACAAAATAGATGGTGTTAGAGTCGGGACTACCGGGAAGAGATGACACAACAGAAACGTGATAGTTGTCCACTGTATCTGCGTTGCTGCCACCTCCGCCGCCTATGCCTAAATTACTTGGTGTAATCTTTTTAAGAACGCCATTGTCATTAACAAGGACATGATCGGCATCAGACGAACTTGTGGTTGTAGCGGGTGCGTCTGCGTTGGCAGTGCCTATCAGAGTGCCGGTAACGGATGGGAGTGTAGAAGTTACGTTACCTGCAAAGTCTGCGTGTGCAGGAGCCTTCACCGCTGCGTAGTGGGCATTTGAAGATTCGCAGTAAAGCCGCACTTCGGATTGTGTGCCGCCGTTTTTCAGGGCAATAACACCGCCTTCAGTTTCTAGGTGATCACTAGCATTTAGAAACACAGCCTTCTCGGCAGGTTGTGTGACGAATATGTCTCGTGTGCCGGATGTCCAGTTTACAGCACTGTCACTGTTACTAGACTGCAGGATTGTGGTACGGGCTAGTGTCGTACCCGAAGCAGTATACGTACCGATACCGACCTCAAAATTAGTGCCATCTGTACAGCAGTAGTACGTGGTGTTTCCATTACCCACTGCTGCGAACGACTCGAACCCCGTAGCAGCACCGCCTAAAGTATACGTGCCTGTCCCTGTGGTTGTAGTCGTTTCTTTTACACGATCAGCTAAAACAAGTGCCATTAAGCATTCCTATTTATTCGATACGGATTATCGCGCTGGCACCATTTGTTCCCACTGCTGGGAATTGAATCACAAGATCACCAGACGATGCTGAAACGCCAGAGCCACCAAAAGCTATGACGGCTATGGCCTTGTTACCGTTTGTTGCATTGTAGATAAGACAGCCCTGTGCAGACACAGTCACATTCGAAAATGTTTCATCCGCAATGTCTACGTACGCACGATTGCCTGTCTGATCAGTGGTGACTGTGATGCTATCCAACACCTGTCCACCAGCCGAATAGTTTGTGCCAGATGCCTCGTCACTGTTACCAGTAACATCAGAGTAGTTCGTTGTGGTCGCGTTGTAGGTGCCAGACTCGCTTGTCTTGATAAGCGCAACCTTTATCGAATCACTGGCAAGGTTGTGACCCTCTTGTAAGAGTTCACCCTTAAAACTATTGCACAAAGCAGTGGTGATTGCCATCGTCTTATGCCTCTGTGATAGTGATTGAACCTATAGCAAATTTGAGGGTATCGCCATCTGCTACAACTTTCGATGCAGTTAGCGCACCATAATATAGCAAGTTGCCGCTGCTAGATGCGTCGAATATTCCGAAGTGTGTCACAGTGCCGAAAGACCCACCACTAGCTGTGAATTCTTCTACAGCACTGTTGGAGCAAGCTCCGTCGCTGTGTGCGCCAAAAGCTATTGCTTGACGAGAATAGCCGTTACCAGACACTTCCGTGCCGCTTGCATCTTCGTTAGGATTAGCAGTGTGTAGTGATAGGTGTACAGTAGAGGGCGAGGTGTAAGATACGTTTCTGAGAACATGCTCTATTAACTTCCCCTCAAGGTAGTTAGATTTTGCAGACATAGTTTACTCCCTTTGTTTATGTCTTGTTAGGATCGTAACGCTCTTCTACAGAAACAGTTACAAGTATGGTGTTAGCAGTTGTTGCCGTGGCATATATGATGTCCCCCGCATCTAAAAATAGTGGAGAGTTCATATCTGTCAGTGCTACAGAAGAATTAGACGACACAGCACGTGCCTCGAATATGTTGAAGGTGCTAGAGCCGTCGTTTCTCTGTATGAGTATGTTTCGATTAGTCGAGTCCGTATTAGATAAAATAATAGCCTGAACCACAGACGAGTGATTAGCAGGCACCGTGTATATCGTCGTCTGGTTCGTAGTGGTCAGGTCAACTGACTTTGTAACAAGTTTAGTAGCCACTATCGTACCTTTCTGTACGCACGTGTCTTCTTCGCTATCTTCTTAGGCTGCTTCGAAACCTGTTTACCCTTCTTCGTCGCCGCACGCTTTGCGCGAGTCGTAGCAGCGTACTCTTTCGCGGAGAGTGCCTTAATGGCCTTTTCCGGTAGATATCGCTCCCCGGTTGCTTTTGGACCTTGTGTGGACGGCTTGCCACTACGTGTGCGCCACTTTTGCTTAGTCCAAGCGGTCAAAGAGCGTTGGCTCTTCTTCTTCGGCATTGTCTATCTCCATCGTAAGCGTAGCCAGCGCGGCCAGTTTATCTTGGGCTTCTCCCCACTTCTCAAGCGCTGTATCCATTTCTTGCAAAAGACCCGGATGTTCACCCACGCCAGCAGGACGGTCAAAGTAAACTTGGAATACAAACTCTGCATCTGCCATATCCGCTTGATATTTGTGCCGTAAGGCTTCTATTGCTAATTTGTGCATGGTATCTCCTGACTACATATATTGTAGCATAAATACATAAAATTTACAAGAAAATTATATTTTGCCTTGCATGTGTAAGATCAACAATATGCCAGAAGCAAAGACACTAGCTAACACGATCAAGACGAATGTTATGATAGCCACTTCGATATGATGCTTGTGTCTTCGCGCACGCTCTTCTTCTGCTTCTCTTCGGGCAACCCGTGCCTTCGCTTGAAAGCGTTGCCAGTCGCTCCACAGTCCGGGGCGACCAGCATAGATCATTATCTGCTTCAGTTGCTCTTCTTGTTCGCGTATCTGTTCGAGAGCCATAAACTCTTCGAGATCAGAGCCACCACCTTTTTTCTGTGCTTTTCTTTGTAGCTGTTCCTTTGCCCCTACAAAGTTAGCGATTGCCTTACCAGCACTGGCAATCTCCTTGCCGTTCTGGACAGCACTCTTGATCACAGCAAAGGCGGCGTTTGCGGCAGCGAGTTCGGCAAGCATTAGTAGACTCGTACTTTATCATTTACTAGTTTCGGTAGGCAGTACGCCGTCACCGTTCGACCTTGTTCGTGTAGCTTTTGTGCGTACCACTTGCACTCTCGTAGGTCGCGAAAATACAAATCGTTGCTGACCAGACGCTTATCATCCCCTAGCCCAAGAAAGACAAACAGGAGAAAGGCGTGCTGCATTAGTCTCTGTAACCGCCCCCTGCTTTTTTGTAAGCTGCCGCAAGCATCTGGGCTTTACGCGCCGACCACTGACCCGGGCGTCCACCCTTGCCACCGGCTTTGATGCGGTTGAAGAGACGCTTTCTCATCGCAGGCTTGGTGTAGTTGCCAGCCTCGTTGACGCGGCTCTTGGTCTTTTTCTTAGGTTTTGATGGTTTGCGAGGGGCCATTATAAATTATCCGGTTTAATAGGCTTAATATCACTTCCAGTGCGTTTTAAACGCCTGTTTTTCTTTTGTCTTCGTTCTCTTAAAATTGAAGGAAGCATCACAGCGGGACCAAGAGCGCTAAAACCTAGAACTATTCCAGCCGCAATTGCAGATGCTTTCTGATCTGCTGTCATTTTATTCTTTTCTGCGCTTTCCTGCGCTGGACGCGAATCATTTGTGTATTCTTTTCCGCTCATGCAAACTCTCCCTTCTTCATGGCGTCCGAAAGTTTCGTCGCCCGTGATTTTACTTGCCGCGCCCAGCGCGAATCGAGCATCTCGACGGATGCGGTGTCGAAATCTCCTGCTTCGATAGCAGCCCACATCTTCTTAAATTTACAGAGGCGTGGCACACCCATATTGAATGCCATGTCCATCACAATCAGTTGACGAACTGCGTCGAGATCGTACACACAGGGTTTCGCTCGTGCGAGTTCGTTCTCTACGATTGCAATGTCATTGGTGGCTAGATAATACGCATCCGCTTCTGTGATGCCGTGTTCGTAGATGGCATCTATGGAGGGAATATCCATGTAATCAAGTTCTTCTTTACTGATCCCTCGACCTTCTAAATTGCGCCCGATACCTATGGTGTCGATGCCGAGAGTGTCTTTGTATACAGTGAGAACTAAGCCTTCATGCTGTCTCACCTTTTCTACGAACGTATTTAGGTCGTATTTCATTCCGCGTTTCATGTTATTTGCATTCATCATTCTTTCGCCTCATGCCCCATCCACACCGCAAACGCACCTGTCATGGCTCCCGTCACCACACTTACAAGTGCTGCCTGTTGGCTTGTCGGGTCTGATAGTCCCATGAACCACTCCACTACGCGCCACGCTGAGATCGACATCCCCAACATCATCAAACGGGGGAGTATCCTCCACCGTAGTATTCTTTCCATAGTGACTTCGGCCATGCTTACTTCTTTCCAAAGAATTTAGTAGCGCTACGAACGCCAAATGAGGCAGCAACGATAATCCCCAGAGAATATTGATACCATTGCGGCATAGCTTCGAGTTGTGCGAATCCATTAGATACTACGCCCTCCATGCCCGGTATGAACGCAAGGATCAACGGCACCGAAAACAAAATAACCAGCCACTCGTCTTTCCACGATGACTGGCTTCCACGTGCCATTTCTAAATCCCATTCGAGTTCTCCCGTAGCCTTCTTTTCCATGATGGTCGCTTCGGCTTTCGCTCGTGCGACTTTGGCCCCCGTCTCGGCTTTTGTTTTCTCGACCTTACCCTCTAGCCATGTGCCAGCTAAGTTGGCTATCGGGCCGATCAACGCAGTTAGCATTTCCACCTCTTCCGCGCCTGTCTAAGGCGGCTATTCGGATTCTTTGCAGCCTTCGGAAACTTCTTCATCTGTCCAGCAGAACGGGCACAGAATGACTTGCGCCTCTTTGCATCTTTGCTTCCGGGTTTAACCTTGCCAGTGACTGCAGTCTTCAGTTTAGAACCGGGGTTTTTGCGACGATACGCAGCTACCCCGGCCTTAGTCATACCCGCGCCCTTTTTAGTAGGGCGAAAGTTCTTCTTGTTACGGGCTGGCATGTTGTCGGCTTTACGTGCCACTAGCGTTTCCTTGCGGTCTGTGCAGCACGCCTGAAGTTACCTGATGTCGGTGCGCCCTTGCTGCCGGGTTTACGCATCTTTTCACCACTACCGGCTTTGATGCGACGTTTCTTGGCTGCGATGTTGGCGTATAATCCGGGACGTTTTGCCATCAGCCTACACCCTTACGAGCTTATAGCCCTTATCTTTAGCAGCAGCACGGAGCGCCGCAAGGGTCATCTTACCGCCACGGGCATTACCCTTCGTTTTGCCGCCGCCGCTCATCATCATCCTGCGGCCACCACGCATACCACCCTTAGACATGCCTTTGGCCTTCATGGCTTTGCCGCCATTCTTCATCTTCATCTTAGCACCGCCGCGTTTACCGCCCTTTGCCATGCCTTTAGCTTTCATAGCCCTGCCGCCGTTTTTCATCTTTTTCTTAGCGCCACCGCCACGGGCCATGCCCTTACTCTTCATCATCTTCTTCTTCATAATCGCTCTCCGCGTAGAGGTTGTCGAATACCCGTGCCGTATCACTGACGTAGTTCGGGTCTTGCTTTGAATGGTGGACCCACTGACTAGGAGCGAAGTCCGGTGGGCCGTCGCCCGTTACGAACCATGCAGGGTTGGTTACCCTGACTCGGTTGTTGGGAAGGGCAACCATGTTGCCTGTCCACTTACCAGCATCTAACAGTTCAAGTACGTGACTCTGTTTGTGTTGTGCCGGATCGTCTGCTACCTCTGTATCCGTGTAGTCTACGGTGAAGTAATACTTAGCTGGATAGAATTCACCGTCGATCTTTGCAAGCCACGGACAGGGTGTGCCTCTGTTGAGTACGAAGACCGAGTGATGATGTGATTGACAGTCCCACGGCTGGGCTAGGTACGTCGGCATCGGCTCGGGCCACTCATCGAAGGGAGTGTCGCCTACGAGGGCTGTGAGCGGCATACGCGCCCACATAGCACCCCCGTGGACATTTTCTTCTTCGTCGCATCCCGTGAATAAAACTTGGAAGGATAGGGTACGCATCGGCAGAGTCGTAACTCCTATCGCCATTGCATGTAAGAATTCACCCTGATATCTGTCGTGATTGGTGGTGTATTCTCTTCGCACCCAAGTTTTAAAATACGGAATGTTACTGGTTATGTAATTCATAAGCGGAACTCCTGTTATTTTCCCGGCAGGGGTTCCTGCTTATATCATATATAAGTAAAAGGGTCAAGGGGGCAAGACGCCCCCCTGACAGGTTGGTTAGGAGATGGTCACCTTCTGATCATCTTCGACATTGTTACAGTCTGCAATGATGCACCACACATTGACTTTAGAATTCACTGTGTCAGATGCAACAGTGAGATCAATGGTATCTGCGGACGCATAAAAATGCGGCATTGCAGCGACTAGCGGAGTCTTTTGCCCCGCAGCAGTCTGAGCAACTTCATCGACAAAACGATCAACATCGCTCTGGTCACCGAGAGCGAGAGTGCCCGATCCGGAACCAGCAGTCAGAATCTCGTAACCAGCACCCAGCACCATCGTGCCAGCCGGAAGAGAAAAGACTTCAACGATGTCGCCAGAAGCGACGGTGAACTTGGTAAAGTCTACAACTTGACGGTAAACTTTAGCGGTAGGAAGGTCACCAGCATAGCCGGTGGAACCGATACCAGTAATTGTAAAAGTCGCCATAATTCAGTCTCCTTTTACAGGCTGATAACGCTACGAACGAGGGCTTCCGGGCGAAGGACTTTACGTCCAAACACGTGGAGACCACGAACGATGTCGCTAAAGGTTTCAGTTGAACGTACAACTTCAGTCTTCGCAATGTGCGAAGCAGTTGCAGTTGAAGAGATATGACCGGCAAGAATCGGGAATTCACCCGCACCCAAACCAGTTACATCAACAGTGTCAGTACCGGCAGCGTTGAACGCAGTGGACTTGTAGCAGTTGAAGCCTGCAATGTTGCCCTGCATGACGAGGCCGTTACGCAGCGGCGAAGTGCCGTCGCCAGTGACCTGTACTTCTGCGAACTTAGCGCCTGCGCCAAACAGCGTCTCGTAGAAAGCCGGTGCAGCTACGAACCAGCGGTTCTCTTCCGGAACCGACTGATCGTCGAGGGCACGTGCCATCTTGAGCATGATATTGACAAGGTTATCGCCAGTTTGACCGGACAGAGGCGAACCGAGCGTACCAAGACCAGTTACGGTAGCGGTAGCTGCGTCCGTTTCGGACGAAATGCCTGCGCCATCAAACATGGCAGTCAGGATGTTTCCGTCGTACTTACGCTTCAGGGAGAATGCTCCTGAAGAAGTAGCAAGAGCCTCGAAGTTGATGTGAGACTGACGCTCTTCGATGTCGTCAATCTTAAACGCAAAAGCATTCGCTTGATCAACCACCATAGTGATCTGATCGTCAGCGAGGTCTTGCGGGTTTACAACCGAGCCACGAGAGTAGCTCGATACGGTGATGGTCGGTTCTTTAATGATGCGAACCGTATCGCCAAAGTTCTCAATTTCGCCAGCGTAGTCGGTATTCGTAATGTCTTCTGCAACCGAAGCGCGACGGAAGAATTTGAGAACTTTCTGGCTAAAAATTTCCGGTGTAAAGTTACCGGAAGGCAGGTTATTGTGACCTGCAGCGCGACCAAAAGCCATTGGTTCATCCTTCCTTTATTGGAGGTTTAAGAGTTGTAATCGATTCGGCCTTCTGATCGTGCGGCATCGAGTTCAGCTTCCACTTTCTCGAATTCCCACGGTTTCATTCGACCGATTTCAGACGCCTTCCAAATCCTATCTCCACCTTTTTCGGTTTTTACTTCACGGGCCGGTGACCGCGTGACTGCCTCTGCAGCGGAGGAATTAGACTTGGCGCGTCTACGTGTTTGGCCGGTATCGGCCTTGTACAGGTCCACTATGCGTGCCGCCCAACGAGCATCCGTATTGTTTTTATAGATGCCGTCAGAGATTGATTCGGGCTGTTCTTGTAACCACTCTAAGAACTTATCTTCGGATTTGAGCGTATCGAAATCGGGCTGTAAACGTAATAGCTCTTCATAAGCCTTTTGTTTTTCCAGTTCTTTTTCCCGTTCCTTGATAGTGCCCAACTCTTCACGAAGTTCTGAAAGTTGCGACTCTGCCTGAATCGATGATACGGTTTGAACCACATCGAACACTTCGGGGTATTGTTCTTTGAATGCTTGCAGTTCCTCGACTGTCTTCGGTGCTTGTACACCAGTAGGCATGTCCACTTCGCGTGAATCTATCGCCTCTCGTAGGGTTGTGATTTCCTGCTTGAATTCGTTGACCTTACTGTCGTAGTGTTTCTTGAGGTCGTCGTATCGCTTTTTGTAGTCGTGTTCTTCTTGTTTAGATTCGACGAAACTATTGCTCTGCGGAGTAGCCGTTTCTTCGGGGTCCGCTTCGGCTTGGGCTTCTACCTCTTCTTCGTCGTCATCCTTGAGAACATCTTCACGGTACTTACCGCGATACAGGGACTCGTTATTGACTACACCGAACGAGTCATTCGGCTTGTTGGCACGGTGGCCGCGTACTTTCTTTGCCATTTTACTTACCTCACTAGCGGGGCCACTTTGGCGTGTGGGTGGCCGCTCCGGTTGTGCTGGGGCCGCGTTGCGGGTAGCCAGCGAATATAAATTTATTTAGAAATGAATCCGCCCTTCGCCGCTTTTTTCTGACGACTCGCGACTTCTTTTTTGCCACGGTTGTTGATTTTGCGGAGGCGGTCGTAGCCGATGATTTTGGCTAACTCGGGAGGTACGACGACTTCGCCCTTCGAAAGAGCAACGTCTACTGTCCCTTCATATAGTTTACGATCTACACGACCGATGTCAAGTCCTTTTTCTACAGCTACTTCGTAGGCTTTCATCAACATCTTTCGTATGTCTTCACTACCGGCGATTTCTACGGCTGCTGCATTGATGATAAATGTGTCCGGTTTGACTTTGCCGTTTTGATCGTCGGCTACGGTCTCACGCTCTGTGAATTTCTCGGGTGGCCCCTCGACGAAGCCGGGTTCGAAGGTGGCTTCGCCACCCGCTTGCATATCTACGCGACCACCTGAAGCTAACATATCCATGTCTCGGCCTGAACGTCTGCCACTAAAATCTTCAGTAGTAATTCTACTCTCGGGTTGAGGATCAGGACTACCAGCAAATCCACTAAAATCAAATCCTGCACTATCGTCGTAATAAGCGTCTGTCTTATCCTGTCGACTGAAAGATTTATCTGTGCCTTCTATCATTGTGTCGGCAAAAGTGTCATCTCTGTCTTCGTATCGATCACGGGCTATCGCTTCTTTTATCGCCCTTGCCTGTTTTAATGCGGCATCAACTTGGGCTTGGGCGGCTTGTTGTTTCTCTTGCAAGCTAATTTCAATTCCCGGATCATCCCCGGCTGGATCGTCCGGCTTTGGCACGAAATCAGAACGGATTGTAGTGACTGGCAACGTGGTGCGATATGTACTTGTCAAGAAATCTTTATAGGTACGGCCTCGATTGCTTAAAGCGTTTGCATATTCACCTGCTGGTACGTTCGCTGCCCGGAATCGGAGTCCCTGACCGGCTCTCATAACACCGTCGGTGTGCTGTTTAGCCCGTACGGCATTCATGGTGAAAGTTCCGTCTTTCTCCATCTTTGTCAGTTCGGCCCCAAGACCAGCCGCTATCATGTTCTGACGGAATTCGTTTTCACGCATCCGCTGCGCGGCTATAGCTCCGACTTGCATAGCGCCAGTTTCATCGCGCAGACCGTGTATTCTTCCGTACGCATCCATGATGTGTCCGGATATTTGTCCGGCTTCTACAACGCCGCGATTGCCCGTACGAGTTGTGGGTATACCCGTCGGACCTGCACCAAACTGCGCCTTAGCTCTCGCACCTACCATTTCTCTCATCGACCCCGGAATGAAACCGAAGTCTATTTCTCGTGAGGCGTAAAGTTGTTCCTGAGAAAAGCCGCCCAAGTTGCCTGTAAAAATCCTACCCCCCGGTGCGCGACTGACCGTCGCTCCGTTGAGAGTGAATAGGTCACCACCACCAGTCCGTCGCATAGCCTCTGCATTCTTTTTAGTTTGTTTTGCAGCGAGGGTTGCGGCTCCAGCACCCGCAACAGTAAGAGGCACACCCATCGCTAATGTAGCGGCTGCTGTGCCTACACCTCCACCCTTTATAAACTGTTGCTGTGCGTACTTCGAAAAACCATCTTCTTTTATCGTAAAAGTTTCTTGATTAAGTATATCGTCAAGATATTTAGCCGGATCGAGAATGCCTATGTTGTAGCCTGTTCCGAGCTTTCCCGACTGCATAGATACGCCACGGAATAATTGGGACGGATCATCTCCGCGCTCACTGACAGGCATCAAGATATTCGGACCCGTGTCTTCTTTAGGGGTTTCTGGTTGACCTGCTGCTGGAGCTACGTCAACGTCGATACCGGGAAAGTCGTACATGCTTCCCGACAGGTACTCATTCATGGAGTATGGAGTAGTCCGTCTTTGACCGTATATCTGTTCAGCCATCGCTTTTTACCACCGCTTCGTAATTATTCTTCA